CATCAAATGTAGGACAGGATCTATTTGAGGTACACAACGGTGCTTTACTTCAAAACATGTCGTTTGTTGGTGCAGCGAACACAGCTGCGATGGTAACATTCCCTCCAAGTGGTGTTGTCAACAGACATAGATGGAATAGAGACACAGGAACACACGTTTATAATGGTGGAACAGTTGCTGATGCATATACTGTAACAGGTGGTGGGACAGGTGCAGTTCAGGGAGCAGCATACAATCCACTGACTGGTGTGCTTGTCTTGACATCAAACAGTCATGGTCTTGATACCACTAATACTATAACAATAGGCGTCAATAAATTATCTTTCACCTGCGATGCTGACAATCATGCAACCAGCCACACATATCCAAGAGTAGGAGATCCAGCACATAACACAGCACTTACTATAACTTCATTCACAGGTAATACCATAACTGTCAATGTGGGTGCAGTAAAGGGCGTAGACAGTGTGAAGGTAGGACCTAACTGGCATGCTGGTAATGCACTAACACCTACAGAGATATTATACGATCCAACATCAGGTGTTACTACTGTGACGTCCGCAGGACACGGGCTAAACAACTCTAACACAGTGGGCATTGTGACTGCTTCACTAAACTTCAAGTGTGAGATGGATTATTATGCTACTAACCATCCATATCCAAGAGCAACTGACCCAATAGCCGGTATATTTACTGCTATCACATCACATACTAATGATACTATAACATTCAATGTTGGTGATGCAGGTAGTCATGCTCGTATCAGTGGTATTATAACTCAGTCTCCTTACGTTAGAAACTGTACTAACTTTGTACCTGATAGCATCGGGATGCGTATAAATGGAGATCACGTCAATGGCACTAAGTCAATGGTGGTTGACTCATATACACAGTACAATCAAGGTGGTATCGGTGTTACTATATCTAATGATGGATACGCACAGTTAGTTTCTATATTCACCGTATGTGATGAGTATGCAATTAGTTGTACATCAGGTGGACAGTGTGACCTCAACAACTCTAACTCATCCTTTGGTACATTTGGTTTAGTTGCATCAGGTATAGGTACAGTTACACAATCAGGTATTCTTACAGCAACAGCAGTAGAAGAAGATAACGTCGTGGTGGTGTCAGGGTTGACACAGAGACCATACTCAGGACAGGTATTATATCTTGGAGAGAAATTCAACGAGGTCATAAAGGTAAACGTAACAAATCCAGGTTCAGGATATACTTCTGCTAATCCTCCTGTTGTTACCATAGACAACCCATCCGGACCTAACGGATCGAAAGCAGAAGGAACAGCAGTTGTTAGTGGTTTTGGTAGTATAACTGCTATCAATATGTTTGCAACTGGATCGCAATACAGATCCACACCAACAGTTTCAATAGCAGCACCTGGTGTTGGTATAACTGCACTCGCTACTGCTGAGATTGGACCTAGTTATTTTACTATAAATAGTGCGACACCTGTTACTGCGGGTGTTTCTACAGTAACGATAGATCAAACACTTCCTGCTAACGTAGGAGTTGGATCTACAGTTCCTTTTGCAAGACAATCGTTGATTCTTGCATCATCCTATACCTTTGAATATGTTGGTTCAGGTCATACCATACCAGCTGCACTACCTAGAAACGGTGGTGTTACAGTACCAGAGAATGAAATAGTATCTGAGGATGGCGGTAGAGTTGTTTATACATCTACTGATGAAAGAGGAAATCTAAAGGTTGGAGATGGTTTCACTATCAATCAACAGACTGGTACTATAACTGGAGACTCATTCAATAAGAGTATCCAAGCAACACTCACACCATTGATAATAGCATTAGGAGGACCAATGTAAAATGGCTGCAATACCATTAAATAAATTTAGAACGATTACACATGTGGTGACTGACGCAGCAGTGGGTATATACACTTGCCCTCCTGGCGTTGCGTCACTTGTCATATATGGCAACGTGTCAAACGTTGGTCAAGGTTCATCAATTACATCATTTACTGTCAAGCATAGTAGATCATCAGTTGATACCGAGATCGTAAAAAACGCTAGAATACCCCATCAGGATGCAATGTCATTCATTGAGGGTCGTCTTGTTATGGAAACAGGAGATATCCTGAAAATTGAGGGAGACAATAACAATACTATGAAGTGTATTATTAGTATACTAGAGAACGCAAAGTAACATGAGATTATTATCTGGGAGAGTTGGAGTCACATCCTACGCTGGACTATCAACAAGTAGAAAACAAACACCAGGTCTACCTGCTTTCTTAGGATTGGAAGAGGCAGAACCTAACTTGGGGTTGCCCACTAATAATAACTTTGTACTTTATGGTACTACTGAGGGAGAAAGATATTGGGCTGCACCTTCTGGTGCACCGTCAGGAAGTGTAGAAGGTATAGAAGTACAACAAAATGAGATAACACCGACTGGTTTTGCGGGTTCAATCACTAAGTTGAACTTCAGAGGTAACGGTGTTACTGTAAACCAGATGAAGTTGGATCTGGGTGGTGGTATCGAGGTTGGTATCGCTACAATGACTATCAATAGGTCAACCAACGACGTAATGGACGCTAGTAACTTTACTAGAGCCACAGGTATTACAACATTCAAGGTGGGTGCCGGATTATCGTTTTTCCAAGAACCAGGTGTAACTGGTATTGTTAGTATATTCTCAGCTGCTGATGCAAGAACTAACATACAGAACGCAGATGGCACATTTGGATTTGGTAATGTAGGAACATTGAGAATAGGTGCAGGACTGACTGCAAATCAAGTTTCAGTGGGTATAGCATCATTTGGAGTAACAGGCGAATTTGAACATATCAATGCAACAGGTATAGTAACATCAGCGTTAGGATTCAAAGGTGATTTAGCTGGTGCTGGAGTTACCGCAAGTGCAGGTTTTTATGGTAATATAACTGGGAACGTTGTAGGAAATGTAACTGGAGATGTTGTCGGAGATGTAACGGGGGATGTCACAGGAAATCTTACAGGAGATTTCAATTCCTCTGGTATATCAACTGCCGACCAACTTTTTGCAGATACAGTCCAAGCAACTGGTATTATAACAACATCACAAGGGTTCGTAGCCCCAGTCGGTAGTTTTGGTTTTCTTGGATCACTCAACTCTGCTGGCGTCTCAACAGTAGCATTTTTCAATGGAACAAATATTAATGTATCTGGTATTACCACTAGTGCTGGCGGTTTTGTGGCAGGGATTGATGGAGTCGGAGGTTCAGGATTCACCGGAAGACTAGCTGGTGATGTCACTGGTGATATAAACTCATCAGGTGTATCTACCGTAAGTCAACTTCTTGCTACCACAGTCAATGCCAGTGGTATTATAACAGCGTCACATTTCTATGGCGATGGTTCAAACCTTTCAGGCATAGATGCGACAGCGATACAAGATTCTAACACACAAGTTCAAACTGCACCTCTGAAAACAACTATTACTGTGAACAACACAGAAGTAGCAAACTTCTCACAGGCAGGGGTAAAAATATCAGGTATCAACACAGCAACTACGTTCAGTGGTTCTGGTAGTGGACTGACAAATATACCTGGTGGTCAAATCACAGGTGCTTTAGCAGCTGTTGATGGATCGGCACTTACCGATGTGATCGCTGATAAGGTCAAGTTGACTGCTACCAACACAACAGCTGCAGAACACTTTATACCTTTCGTTGATACTGCAACTGGTAATGAGGACGTAAGAACTGACGTTGATCTCAAATGGAACCCAGGCACAAATGTGCTGACTGCTGCCACATTGAGTGGTAATGCCACAGGTCTAACGGGTGTTCCTAACATAAGTGTAGGTGATGTTACGTTGAATGGTAATATGTTACCAGATGCGGACGCTACTAGAAATCTTGGTGCAGCAGGTACAAGATGGCAAAACGTATTTACTGCTGACATGCACTTTAGTAATGTAGGTACAGGTGGTAATGACGTTGACGGAAGTGAGGGAAACTGGACACTCCAAGAAGGAAAGGATGATATATTCATGATAAATAATATCACAGGTAAGAAGTATAAAATATCACTAACACCTGTATAAGATGTGCAATATACCTAATTGACTATATAATTTTTAGGCACACAGAACAACTGCCAATAGTGGTTCGATACAACAAAATATCTTATTGACTAGTATGGAAGATCTACAAATCTTCGATGGTATGATAGACGGTGAGTTGCATCGAGAAGTCTACGATTGGATTCAGCAAACATCACTATACACTAAATGGATTGGCATTGAGACGCATAACAAGGCAGTCCAGACTGTAAATGAATATGTTCCCGCTATAGACGGGAGGACAAGTAGTAAACACATTTTAGGAGCAGAAACAGCCATATCGGGTATGGTTGAACTGTTCCGTTTTAGTATGTACAGACACCCTATTGGTTGGGATGATGCCAGTACTTGTCACTTCTCTCCTATAGTATACAAGTTATGGAATACAATAAATGAGAAAATATTGAATGGGAAAGGGTCTCTAGATGGTGGGCTGAAGGAAGGTATAAATGGACTGACAGGATATAAGGGTTATTATAAGAACAGAGAGGATTATTATACCAAATACGGAGTTCCAAAGAACAAAGTAGGGAATGGTTTCGTTTCTTATATCAATGCGAGATCCACTGACCCCATGCAAAATGATCGTATTGGTAGAAGATCAGGGCAAATGCACAAGGACACAGACCCTAGAGCAAAAGCAGAAGATCCTTATTATACTATATTATTCATTGCTAACCAAGAGTGGTATCCAACGTGGGGTGGGGACATAATATATTATGATGACGTAGATACAGGAGCAAAACACTGGAAGCGGGGATACGATCTCGGCTGGGCATCAAAGATCATTGGTAATGTACCAGGTCGTATTATAATGTACAAACATTGTATCACTCATAGTGCTATGCCACCAAGATTAGATGCAGAGGAAATGACATATCGGGTGGCTTTCAGGATTAGGATCGACGACTAAATAGGCTCACAGAGGAATATTATGGTTGACGTTGAGGTCTATGATAATCTCATAAGTCCAGAATTACATCATAAGATGTATGATGTAGCTCAGACAATGAGTTGGTATTGTAAGTGGATATCTGTTGCTGACGGAAATTTACCAATACAAGAATATATTCCTGAACGAGCAAAGAGTAGTAGTAAACATATCTTAGGTGCAGAGACAACAATCGAAGATATGATAGACCTGTTTAGGTTCTCAATGTATCGTCACCCTATTGGGTGGGATGCTGATAGTGTAAAGAAACATTGTGAAGAAGCATATAATATATTCGAGTCTATAAACAGTCAGTTATTTGATGGTAAAGCATCTTTGGATGCTGGGCTGAAGGAAGCGATCACTGGTTTAGGAGGACCTAAGAGTTATTATATAAATGAAGAGTCTTATTGTGATAAGTATGGTGTGCCACATCATAGATTAAAGGATGGATTCACCTGCTACCTGAATGGTCGTTCTACAGACCCTATGAAGAATGATAGGATAGGGGGTAGAAGTGGTCAAATGCATAAAGATTCAGGACCTGTGAAACCAGATGACCCTTATTATACTGTATTGTTTGTGTTGAATAAAAAATGGCAACCTGATTGGGGAGGTGAACTAACGTTTTTCAATGATGAGGAGACAGGTGCAAAGCACTGGAAACGTGGTTATAACTTGGGTTGGCCAGAAAAAATAGTTGGACATAAACCAGGTCGTATCATAGTTTATAAACATAATACTACTCATACTTCAAATCCTCCTAGAGTTTCAGCTCCTGAAATAACACAGCGACTTGCATTTAGAATCAAAGTACTATAAATACATATAACTAATCTAACTGAGATATTAAACTATGTCTAGGGCAAGAGAACTGGCCAAAGCTGGAGGTAAGAACCAACAAGTTATTGCCGGTCTATCTTCTCACGTTGGAGTTTCTACATTCGCAGCAGATGTTTTCATGTACAGTAACCTTGAGGTTACAGGTACCACAACATTCAATGGAGGAACACTAACTTTAGGAGACTCAGCGTCAGATAATGTTGTGTTTGGTGCAGATGTTGATTCATCTATTATACCTGATGATGATAATACTTATGATTTGGGTAGTTCAACCCAAGAGTGGAGAAATATTTACATTGATGGCACAGCAAACGTTGACGCATTATTAGCTGATACAGCTAAAATTGGCGATCTAACAAATGATCGTGTCGTTATCGCTGGAACCTCTGGAGAGATAGAGGATTCTGCTAACTTAACATTCAACGGTTCTATCTTAACAACAACGAATGTTGTTGTAACTGGAGACACCGACCTTGGTAATGCTACAAGTGATACTATCACCGCAACAGGTCGTTTTGATAGTGACCTAGTTCCTTCCACAGACAATGCAAGAGACCTAGGTGCGTCTACATTAGAGTGGAAAGACTTATATCTTGATGGAACTGCACACATTGACACATTAGATGTTGATGAAAATGCTGCAATCATTGGTACCCTAGACGCTAATGGTTCTAAACTAACAGTTGGTGTAGGTCTAACTGATGTTATAGTTCGTGGCGATATGCGTGTTACTGGTATCGCATCATTCGGTAACGGAACTGTAACTATTGATGAGACAACTGTAAAGACAGGAACATCTAACTTACACAACGTAGGTATTGAGATAGCAGGGGTCAACACACTTGGTGCAGACACACCAATCGGAGAAAACTGTACTATATTCAACAATGGTAATGCTACGTTTGCCGGTCAAATAACAGCAGCTACACTTGATATATCTGGTAATATTGACATTGATGGCACTACAAACTTAGATGCTGTTGACATTGACGGTGCTGTTGACATGGCATCTAACCTGACATTAGCTGGAAATGCTGACTTCAACGGAAACTTAGATGTAGATGGTACATCAAACTTAGATGTTGTTGATATAGATGGTGCTGTTGACATGGCATCTAACCTGACATTGGCTGGAAATGCTGACTTCAACGGAAACTTAGATGTAGATGGTACAACAGACTTAGATACAACAAACGTCGTTGGAACTCTAACTGTTACAGGAGACATTGCTGCTGATAACGTTACAGTAAATGGTAACACAGTATCAACATCTTCGGGTAATCTTACGTTAGATTCTTCAGGTGGAACTGTAGCAGTATCTGATAACATAACAGTTAGTGGCAACGGTTCAGTCACAGGAACATTTGATGTTGACGGTGCGACCACACTTGATGGACTAACAGTAGCAGAAGCAGCTTCATTCTCGTCATCACTTGATGTTGATGGTGCTACTACACTTGATGGATTGACAGTTGCAGAAGCAGCTTCCTTCTCAGCAGGTGTTACCATAACTGGGGCTCTTGATGCTAACGGTGGAGCAAGTATTGATAACGTTCAAATTGGTGTCACCAACAACAACGAGATCGACACATCTTCAGGAAACTTAGTTATCGACTCAGCAGGTGGTACAACCACAGTTGATGATAACTTGACAGTTTCGGGTAACTTGACGGTCAATGGTACCACAACTACCATTAATAGTACCACAGTTGCTATAGATGACAAAAACTTCCAAGTTGCAACTGGAGCAGCTGATGATGCAGCTGCAGACGGAGCAGGATTGACTGTTGATTCTGGAGACGGAGATAAGACATGGAACTTTGAAGCAACTGGCGATAACTGGGGTGCTTCAGAAAATATAAACCTTGCATCAGGCAAGGTGTACAAGATCAATAACTCACAGGTACTTAGTGCAACTGCATTGAGTTCAAACGTCACAGTTCCTGGATCTACAGTTGACATTGATGGCACTACAGATATAGGTGCTGCTATCGTTGATGCTGACGAGATACTAATTGATGATGGTGGTGGTGGAACAAATAGACGTTCCGACATGAGTAGAGTCAAGACATACATCTATGGTGCTATGTCTAGTGA